GCCGTAGACGGACACCGTGGTGGACACCGTGTCGACTCCGATGACCGAGCCTACCTGTGGAGGGCGGACGAACTGTGCAGTGACCGCGCTGCCGGTCAGTGTCCACGAGGCGTTCGAGCGGGCGGCCGGCGAGAAGGTCGTCATGGGAAGACGGAGGTGTCCACCCGTATTGATAGCGCCGTCCTCGTACGTTCCCCAGTTCGGTCCCATGGCGGCCGACTCAAAGTCGTCGGTGAACCCACCGAAGAACGGGGGAGACTGAGGCGCAGCGGGCAGGACCGGATCCGGCACGGGCAGTGCACGGGGCGGCATGTGCAGACGGACCCACGGCTTGATCCGGTCGGACAGGTAGTCGATGGGGTCCTGGAACCCCGAGCGGAGCGAGAAGGTAGCGGTCCGCTTGATGTCCGCCAGCCAGTCCTGGGAGATCTTGGCCGCGGTCACCGTGTCAAGCTCACGCTTGACCTTGTTGGAGCTATCCAGGAGTTCGTATCGGAAGGACAGCTTCCGGGAGCCAGTGGCTCCCTTCAATGCCGCCTCGATCTCCGCAACCGTGTACTGGTTCGGGTTCCGGAACAGGTCCGGGATGTTGAGCGACTGCACCCGTCACACCTCCTCGATGTCGAACGAGACACGGCCGAACTTGAATCCCACGGTGACTCCCCACGACGCGTCCGACTGGCTAAACCCAGACATCGTACCATAAGCGGCACGGCCTCGGTTGTCGCGGAGGAAGAGGGTCTTCTTCATCTCCATGAAGCCGCGGAGGTCAGCTTCCTCGGCCATGTGGGTGTCGCCGCCGGGGATGTCCACGGAGATGGAGATGTCCTCGGTCTCGTACTCCCCGAAATCCGTTACGGGGAACGTACGGCCCGCGAACTGTTGCACCGTTGCCGCTGTGTCGATGGCGTGCGATCGGCTGTCCTTACCGTACACGAACTGCCGTACGGTCACCGCCGAGTCTGACGGGTCGTGGATCCAGACGCCGGTGAGGTCCAGCTCACGATCCGCCACGGTAGGTGTGGAGTCCTGGAAGAACTCACCCGCCGACGCTCGGACACGGTACTCGTACAGCACCCCGGATGCCGCGGTGTAGTCGAGGAACGTGCCGTTCGGGTCGGTGGTGCCGAGGATCTGGTAAGGAAGGTTGGGGTTACTCTGGCTGTAGACGCGGCGGTGGATCTGGTTCGTCGTCGGGTTCGGGCGGTCACCGACCGGGTCCGGGTTGGTGATGTTCAGACCGATGTAACCCAGGTCGTCCTCGATGTCGAACGAGATGACCGGGACCTCGGGCCGGTTGTAGTTGGGGGTGATCTTGCGGTTGGCCGTGTTCGACTCGATCAGGGCCGCGTTCCTGATCTTGAGTGCCACGTTCCACTCGACGTCCGAGGCCATGCCGATCACAAGGTACTGGAGGTCAGTGGACGTCACCCATCCCGTGGAGATGAGCGTGGCGCCAGTGTCGGTTCGAGTCACCACGATGTTGTACGCGGCTTGTGTGGTGTTCGAGACCGTCCACCTGATCAGGTAGTTGGCGGTCACGATGTTGGGGTCATTGTCGATGGCCGGGTCCGTGATGTTGACCACGCCGGTGTTCGAGGTCGAGAAGAACCCGTAATCCGACCACGGGCTCTCCACCACGTAGGAGTCCCAGGTCTTAACCCTCCACTTCCAGTCCTGGCCGTTGGGCAGGCCCGAGGCGGGAAGGGTGTAGTTGGAGGTGGAGCTCCCGTCCCGGAGGTACAGGTCATCGAACGTCAGGACAACGGGGAGGGTGTTGGTGTTCGTCGGCGAGACGTACGAACGGACACCGATGTCTCCCGCAGCGGTCAGGTCCGTATCGGTGACCTGGATGTCCCAGTTGACCGGCTCGGTGTCCTGGGTCCTCCAGGCCTTGGCTCGGAGCGTGCTGCCCTTGGTGACGAACCGAACGAAGTAAGCCTGGCCCGCGGTGTGAGTGAGAGACGTTGACGCGGTGGCGAGCAAGGTCTCCGACGGCGTCCGCTTCCGAACAGACAGGATGGCCGTGCCGGACGTGGTGAACTCCAGCCGGGCGAAGTAATACTGGTCCCCGGCCCCGTTGATCCTCGACCGGAAGTAGGTGTACATACTGTCACCCGTGGGCACTACCGGGTTGGCCACGGTCCAGGTCATGTCCGAGTCAGCCACGGAGTGCGGCATACGCGACAGCCGGAACACGTCACGGGTGGTGTGGACGTGCCGACCAACGTTGCCCGTGGTGTCGTAGTCAGTCGAGACGGTACCGCCCGAGGACGTCCATGCACCGCCGCGGTCGGCCGTTCCCCAGCCACCGGTGACCGAGCGGGTGAAGTTGTCGAACGCTCCCCAGCTATTCCACGCGATGAGGCCCGTGGTGTTGTTGTAGATCTCGACCTGGTAGAAACTCTGGGTGTCTCCCGCGTTCAGGTCGTGGAAGTCCCAGTCGAACAGGGCCGAGGTGGTGCCATCGAAGTTGGACCGCGTGATCAGGGTGGGCTGGCTCGGGGCCACGTTGATGGTGTCGGCAACGGAGATCACGGAGTGGGTTCCGCTGGACAGATTCGCCACCGAGATGAGAACCTGTTCCCCGACGAGGGCTCCGCGGTGGACACGGATCGCCAAGTTGGACGAGCCGGTCGCACCCACCGTGGCATTGACCTCGACCTGCTGGAGACCGGCCTGCCCAGTGTTCAGGTCGATGTCCGTACGCATGAGCCGACGGCCGTCGCCCGTGGCGTCAAAGTAGTACACCCAGACGCGGTTGTCTCGCGGGTTGTAGATGGCATCCCACGTGTTGGTCACGGCGAGAGTCGCTGGGGCTGGCATGGTCGAGATACCCTGAGCGTCCAGGTCCACCTCGGAGATGACCGTGAACTGGTCCGCCTGCTGCTGCCGGTGCTTGACCACGATGCCGCGGGACGAGGTATTGGACGCGTTCACGGTCACGTACTGGGTGGACGAGACGGGAAGGACACGGGACTTGGCGTTGGCGTCCTTGACCGAGTAGCCGGTAAAGGAGTCGTAGAAGTTCCACACCTCTGCGAAGCCTGTGCCGCTGGAGTTCAGCGTGTACCGCGCGATGGACTGTCCCGCGTTCTGACCGAGCACGTGGTGCCGCGCGGTACTCATGACGAAACCAGTGTTGGATGTGATTCCGCCCGACTGGGAGATGTCGAGGAGAGTGCCGGTCTCGTTCGTGAAGTTGTGGAAGCCGTCGATAGACGTGGCGGCGACGAGAAGACCGACCGCGTTACCGGATCCGCGGAGGAGGGAGCCCGTGCCGTTCACGAGGTAGTCACAGGACAGCAGGAGGTATGACATCTCCGTGCCGGTGTTCGAGCCGGCCTGGTGACCGCAGATGACCACGATGGTACCGAGGCTGCCGCCGGCCGGGTGCCACGCGGCGACCACGTTGTTGATGTCCGCGTCATGCGTCGGAAGTGCCTGCTTACCCGAGCGGACGGACAGCCAGGATCCCGCGTTCTTCTTGTACGTGAGGTACTGGAGGGAGTTCGCGGTGTCCGACTGGTAGAGGACGTACAGGTTGTCCGACGAGTCACGCACGATGGTGTGGGACTGGGCGCCCCGCTTGATCGGGCCACCGATGGTGTCGGAGATGGCCACGATGTTCGTGGTGGTACCCGCTACCGTGCGGTACTTCATGGTGAACGCATCGTTACCGAGGTTCGCCGACGAGTGCTCCAGGTAGACGTGGCTACCGTCGGAGAGCTGGACCTGACCGCCCAGGCTCCGGTTCAGCATGGAGTCCAGGATCTCGGCTGCGAACAGAGCCGGGTCCGTGTCAGTGCCCGTGTAGTCGGCCGAGCGGAAGCCGTTGTACTCCAGCCCGGTGGGCGTGTTCTGGAGTCGGTTCCGGCTCGTGTTCATGACGTACCGCAGGGTCGCCGCCGCGTCCAGGTCGGTGAGCGTCAGGTATCCAGCGCGAACCGTGAGGTTCGAGGCGGACTGGATGTTGGCTACTCCGCCCAGGCGAGCGCTGCCGTACAGCGTGGAGAGCTGTGCCGGCGTGCGCCAGTCCGCGGTGGTGAGGGTGCCCCAGTCGAACTTGTTGATCTCCAGGGCCCGGCTCACAGACGTGCCGGTGACCTGGCTGGACGTCAGCCTGAGGTAACCCGCAACCGTGCTGGATGCGGCGGTGTCCGCGTACCCGAACTGGAGGAAGGCCTGCCAGATGGTGTACGGGGTACCCGACTTCTGCTGGCCCACGAACAGCGTGGTGTCCGACACGGACGAGACACCATCTGCCGGCCCGGCGAGCGCGGTGGCATACGCGTTGTCGCCGGAGAACAGGTAGGCGTCGTTCGTGTTGGCAAAGGCGATGGTGGTAGTCATCCCCGCTCGCTCCCGTTCTGCGAGGCGATGACCTCGGCGATGGCCTGGAGAGGATCGACCCGGAACCGCCGGACAGTGTCTCGTCCGGTGGCCGGGTTCTTCTCGATAAGGACTTCCGTGCCCTGCGGGTCAGGGACCAGCATGGGCGGGTTGATCAGGCGAAAGGCGGGCGGCCCCTGCTGAGGGCCAACCCACACTTCCACGGAGTCGAGGTTGTCCGGGTTCGAGACGTGGCGGACATGGCCGATCTGTGCCTGACCCGAGCGGGTCTGGAACGTCGCCAGCCCTTCCATGTTCTTGCCCTGGAAGTTGTCCCAGCGTGACTCCACCTCCTCAGCCTTGGCTCGGCTGATGGCTTGGAGAGCCTCGGCTGGTGTGGGACTCCCGTCTCGGATGTCCCGGATCTTGTCCGTGATCTCGGTCATACCCGCGCTCCGTGCTGACGAGAGGTGACCTTGAGGGCGTCGATCATGTCCACCACATCCTGGATGCTCTTGATCTTCGAGGCGTCCAGGACGATGGACCCCTCATTGAAGATGTAGGTCTGACCCTTTCCGGCAGCAACAAGGGCCTTCAGTTGATCGAGTGTACTCACTACCTCAGCCGTACCCGAAGTGTTGAGCGCGCCGACCCCGTCAGGCAGGATGCCGCCCATGTCACGAGACACCCACGGAGCGTCGATGATGCCGCCCGTGGCAGCTCCAGCGCGGGCCGGCTTGAAGCCGTACCAGCTACCAAACATGGAGTTGTTGTAGCCGCGTGCACGAGAGCCGACGACAACACCGTCTCCGCCTCGGGACTCCACGTTGGTTCCTGCGAGAGTACCCGCGGTGTGACCGACGCCGGCATTGGTGATGCCGATCTTGAAGGGGGAGTTCAGGTGGTAGCCCCAACCCTTCGGGGCAGTGCTGCCGCTGAAGGAGTGTGTGGACCAGAGGCGGCCCTTCGGGTTCAGACCCTCGATGACCTTGGAGATGGAGGACATGAAGCCGGAGCAGTCGAACGAGGGGTTAAACGCTCCACCCCATTGGTACGGCTTGCCGGCCTGGGACTTGGCCCACTTGAGTGCGCCGGCCACTCCCTTGCTCGGAGCGAAGCCGCCCTCCTTGTTGCCCTTGTCACCCGCACCGATCAGCCGGTCCACGAGACTGTGGGCCGTGTCCTTGAGCATCCCGGAGAACCCGGACTTCCCGGGGATCTTGTTGATGAGCGGGTTAACCACGGTCTTGACGCCGGCGCGGATGGCTCCACCGAACGTGTCCTTCAACCACGAGTATCCGGACTTGACCTTGTCCCAGGCACCAGAGGCCACGTCGCCGATGCCATCGAAGATGCCACCGAGGGCGAAGCCGGCCGGGCCCCGAGTGCTACCGCTACCCTGGAACTTGTCGAGGGGCTGACCCGACATGGCAGCCTTGTTGACGGCGTACAGACGGGCCCGCTCATACGGGTCCTTCATGGCCTCCGAGACGTAGACACCCTCACCCTTCCGCATGGGCACAAGCTGGTCGTCCCCCTGGCGGTAGGTGCTGTGACCGGGCAGGATACCGCCGCCGGCAAAGCCCTTGACCTCGCCGAGCTTCTTGCCGCCGAAGGCACCGACTACTGCGTTCCACACCTTCCGGATGCCGTTGTTGTAAACCGTGTCGATGACGAACTGGACGGGCGCCTTGGCGATTCCCTTGATCTTGTCCCACGCCGTCTTGATGCCTTCCTTGGCGGCGTTGAAGGCAGCCACGGACTTGTCTCGGAACGTGTTGAACGCGCCGACGACCTTGTCCCGCAGGTCACGAGCCTTGGTCACCACCCAGTCCCGAGCGGTACCCATGATGCCGTTGATCCGGTCACGGATCGAGGTCACGACGTTGACCACGGAGTTCTTCATCGACGTGACCTTGTCCACCACGTCGGTCTTCATGCCGGAGACCTTGCCGACCACCCAGTCCCACATGTTCTGGAACAGCTTGGCCGCGGTCTTACCCATGCCGGTGAACCAGCCAATGATCCCGTTGACCAGGTCCGGGATGATGGAGTGGCCGATCAGGACATCGTACAGGTACTTGAAGATGTCCACGATGGTGTCGATGATGGCCCCGATGACATCACCGATGGCAGAGAACGTACCCGTGAGGTAGTCCCACACTCCCACGAACACACTCTTCAGACCCTCCCATGCACCGGCAAAGTCTCCCGAGAACACGGCGGCCAGGGTCTGGATCACGGGGATGATCACGTTGGTGATGACGTTCGCCAACTGGTCCGCGAGGATCGTGGCCAGCTTACCCACCAGTTCGATGATGGGGATCAGCAGGGGGGCCATGGCCGTGAGCACTCCACCGAGGAGCTGGGCCAGGACGGTGATGAGCGGGGACAGAGCCACGAGGAGCTGGCCGAATGTCTGCCCGAGGGAGGCGATGGACGGAGCCAGAGCCAGGAGGAGCTGGCTGAGGATCGGGAACAGGATCTCCGTCATCGTGGTGAAGTGCTCGATCAGGGGCTGGAGGATCGGACCCAACTGGTCGAGGATCGGGACCAACAGACTCTGGAGCATCTTGCCCACCTGCTGAACCAGGGGACCGAACTGGACGAACGCGTCGGCCAGCGCCTGGAACAACGGCATGAGCGGGGGCAGGAGCGAGGCGATCAGGTCACCGATGACGGGCAGGATCGGGGCGAACGCGACGACCAGGTTACCGATCGCCTGGGCCGCCACGGCGAGCACAGGTCCCAGCGCCTTGATGATCGGGGTCAGTGCGTCACCCAGCGCCTTGATGAGGATGTTGAGCGGCGGGGCCAGCGCGGTGATGATCGGCTCGATGGCCTCCAGCACTGTACCGAGCAGGGGAGCCGCGGTCGTGGCGAAGGTGTTGAACACCGAGGCCAGGGCGGACATGGCGTCCTGGAATCCCTTGGTCGCGGTGAACCCGACGAGGGCATCGGTGATGGTCTTCAGTACGTTGATCATCCCTCCGCCCTCTTCCTGGAACTGCCCGAAGATGTTCCCGATGATCTGGAACACATTCATGAAGACCGCGCCCAGGTCCTTGATCAGACCCATGGCCATCGTGATCGAGTCCGTCAGGGCACCCGACTTGAACGCGGTTCCCAGCTTGTCCGTGATGGCGGTGACCTTGTCGGCGATGCCGGCGGTCAGAGACTCGAACACAGGAGAACCGGCAGCACCGAGCTGGGTGATGGCGGTGAGGATCTTGCCCGGGAGAGGGATGAGGTTGGCCATGCCAGCGTTGGCGCCGGCCATCGCCTTGCCGAGGGTACCGTCCGCTCCCACCTGTGTGGCTGCGTCCATCGCGCCCTTGGCCATCTGGTTCAGGATGCCCGCGGTGTTGGTGAGGTTCGTACGCAGGACAGGCAGAACAGACCCGGCCATGGTACGGAGCCGATCGGCTAGACCGGCGAACAGGGCGTCCTGGACATCCAACTTGAGGTTGTCCCACGCGGGCTTCAAGCGGATGATCTCGTTGACGAACGCACGCGCGTTAGGAGACAGCTTCGCCATCGCGTCGCCGAGAGCGTTACTGCCGGCGGCGGCCTTCTCCGTAGCAGTGTTCAGGGACTCCATGGCGGCGGCCACTTGCTTCTGGCCGTCGGCTGCTGTCTGTGCTTGCTGCTGGCGAGCCTCCGCCAGTGCCTTCTCCTGGTCGGCCACGTTCTTGTTGGCCTGGGCGTTCTTGTCCTTCCACTGCGTCATGGCCTGGGTACCGTCGATACCCTCCTTATTGGCCTTGGCAGTGTCTTCCCTCAGACGCTTGGTCTCCGTCTGCTGGTCCTTGAGCGCAAGCTGGGCCCCCTGGAGTCGGAGGAGTGCCTCCTCCTGCTCCTTCTTCGTGGCCGTCGAGTTGATCGCGGTCTTGTCGCGGTAGTCCTGCTCGGCGTCGGCGAGGTCCTGCTGGGCCTGCTTGAGGTCGAGTTCGCCGTGGGCCAACGCGGAGTTGAGGTCTTCCAGCTCACGCTTGGCGTCCTCGCGTGCCTGGCTCAACTCCTTCTGTACGGCGATGGCTTCCTTCTGCGCATCGACCAGGTTTTGCTCGGCCTCCTTGACCCGCTTGGCCGCATCCGCGTTGGCACGAGCCGCCGACTCCGTGGCGTCCTGTACACCCTGCATGGCCTTGGCGTGGTTGTTCGCCGCGGAGGTTGCCGAGCTGGCCGCGGAAGCGGTCGGAGCAAAGGCCGCCTTGACCGCATCACCGATACCGGATGTACCGATCTTGATGGCGGCCATGCCCTGGGCGAAGGCAAAGACGGCGGTGACAGCTCCGGCCGCTGCCGGGGCGATGTTCTGGAGTGCGGTGATGATGCCGGCGATGGCCGGGATGGCCCCGCCCGCCATGAGCCCGAACTTACCGAACTGCATGGCGGCGGTGCCGATGGCCCGACCGACCGTGGCGAACACGCCGGTGAGGCCGCGTACGTTCCGGCTGAAGGAGTTGGTCCTGTTGCCGGCGTCGTTCATCGCACCGCCGAGGGCGCGCGACTGAGAGACGAACCGCCCGCGAACGTCTCGGAGTCGCCCGTCCATACCCCGAACGAAGGCGTCACCAGTACGCTGGCCGACCTGGTTTGCGGCTCGAACCACGCCCGACTCGTCGATGTCCGGCTGGACGGTGACTACACCGGTGGCGATGGTAACTGCCATGAGGCCCTACCCTCCTAGTCGAAATAGGGAGTTAGTTCGGGGTTGTGGCTGATGTCCGAATAGTAGGTCTTACCGTCGACCTTCGTACCTGACACCAGGTGAGGGTTAGCTTCCTTCGGCCTTACGGCTGCCGGCGCTGGATCGCTTGTACGAGCGTTAGGCGCGTTGGTGAGACTCGCCGAGGGATTCTCACGCTCGTACTCCATTCGGCCCCTCAGCGCGCCCTGATAGTGCATGAGGCGCAACGCTAGCGAGAAGAAGCGATACGCAGAGAGCGAGTCAACGTCATCGGGTTCGATCCGATGGATTGCCGACAGGTCGCTCTCCACGTCCTCCATGTAGTATGGGATCCACCCGACCTCGATGAGGCGGTCGGAGGGGACTCGCCAGAAACCTACCTCGCCTTGATCTTGTGCCGTGCTGAGCCACGGGACTTTCCCCCCGGCACCGCGCCGAGGACCTTCTTCTCGATGTGGCCGATGATGGCGTCCATCTGCTCACGCTCCAGGTCGGGGTGGTCGCGGAGGGCCTCGAAGCCCTCCTCACCCAGCATCTCGACCATCATCCAGTACACGGCCGCGTCGGCACCCAGGGTGGACTGCTTCTCCAGGTAGCCGAGCGCCAGACCCGCGGACGGCTTGGCGGGGATCTGGTAGAGATCGCCGTCCAGCTCGAACACGGGCTCCATCTCGACCTCGACGGCGGCGCCGTCATCGGTCTTGGTGGACTTGAGGACGATGGGAGTGAACGAGTCGTTTACCGACATGGAGCTTCTCCTAGCAGAGTGGACGCCGTTTACGGGCGACCGAGGTGTGTGGGTCTTGGGCTACCCGGGGCCGGGAGGTGACGACAGCCAGCCGGCCCCGGGTAGGTCTTGCTCCACACCAGCGTGAGCTGGCGGGATGTCCGATCAGGTCTGGTCGATGTACCGGAACGGGCGGATCGTCTTGCTCACGTAGTGGCACGAGAACTCGACGGGGAACAGCGTCTGGCTGTCCTTCATGTACTCCTGGCCGACCGTGGCCACGTTGAGGACACGCCGGGCGATGACGCGCCGACGCTTGGAGTTCGGGCCGAAGCCGTCGAACACCAGCGCGGAGTACGTCGGGGTGTTGCCCGAGTTGTCCGAGGACGGCTCGTAGGTGCGGTACCCGGAGCCCGTGGTGATCGTGCCGCCGTTGGAGGCCAGCTGGTAGTTCTCCAGCGTGACCTCGGCCAGGTTGGTGTTGATCTTGAACTCGCGCTTGGTGAGCCGGCGGCCGGGGATGTCGACCACCTGGTCGACCTCCAGCTCCGTGTACTCCTGGTTCAGCTCCAGGGTGATGCCGCCCTGGGTGCCGCCCATGTCGGTCCACGAGCCGGACACGGTCGTGCCGGTCATGTCGTTGACGACCTCGGAGTCCGCGGGCTCCGTGGTGCCGAACGCACCCTTGAACATCTCACCCGGCCCGAGGGTCAGGTTGGTGACGGTGACAGCCATTGTTATGCCTCCTCAGGCTTGGCCTTGGTGGAGGTGACCTTCACCGTAGCGGTGTTGGTCACGGGCTCCACGGGTCCGTATACGACCTCCTGGATCAGGCCCAGCCGGTCGAGGTCGGTGAACTCCTGCTCGGTCACCTTGATGATGGTGCCGGGCTGGAGGGTGGTCCTCACGTCTGGCATCGGAACGCGCTCCTGTCGATGGGGAACTCCACGGCTTCCATTCCGCGAAGGTACTGGACGGGGATGCCCTCCAGCGGGCTCACGTCGACCGGCTTCACCGGGGTTCCCGGGAACAGGAACTCCAGCTCTTCCCGGCTGGTGTGGAAGATCACCCTGCCGCCCTGGGTCAGGAACTGCCCCGACTTCTCGCCCCACAGGCCGTACAGTTGGCCGGTCGGAAGCTGGATCGCCTCGGCGTCTATCGTGGTCATAGTTCCCTCACCCAGAACAGTTGGAGGTCGAATGTGTAACAGGCGAACCTGGCCTCGTCCCCTTGGACTCGTCGCGGTTCCGTCGCGGCAACTGACCCGAGGACGCGGACGTTCTCGTGTGTTGCCGGCAAGGCTAGATGACCCCAGTACCGCTTCTCATAGGTCGCGGCCTTGATGATCTCAGCCAAGTTGTTGGCCTTACCCCACGGCGGCTTCTCCGAATTGGGCTTAGCGGCCCAACAGTCAATCTGGAGAACCGGCTGGTTCTGTGGGGTATAGAGGTCGGGACTTCCGCCGGCGAGCCCAACCTGGATGAAGCCGGAGGCTTCCCAGGTCGAGTTGTCGGACGGGAGCTGGGTGTTCACCGAGTTAGCGGGGATGCCCTCAAGGGAACGGATCCAGTGGATCCCAACCAGTTCGTTGGTGGGAAGTTTCAGGGCCATGGTGTCACACCCTATCCACATCGACACCGACGCCGCGGCGGAGACGACGCTGGCGCGTGGCCGCAGGACGGATGAACGGCTGGGCCTTGGTGCCCGGGTGGTAGACGCTCTTGACCGGGTGGTCGGCGTCAGGCCACCAGAGGGCACGCTTCACGCGAGGCCGGATGATGTGCGGTCGCGTACCGTACTCCACGAAGTGCCAGTGTTCGGCCTCGATGGTGATTGTGGTACCGCGTCGCTTGATAGACCGCACCAGCTCGCCAGTGTCAACGGGCGCATTC